GGTGAGTGGTCGCAGGATGAAACAACCAAGCGCGGTATGCAGATCACTGGTGACATTGTCCAAGAGTGGATCACCAAGACCATGCAAGTGTTTGGTAAGCCGAGGAAGACTGTTGTCTTTTGCAGTGGAGTTGAGCACGGCAGGGACTTGGTTCGGCAGTTCGGGGAGGCGGGTTATAACTTTGTTTCAATCAGTTATTTGGAGGATGACGAGTTCAAGGCGGCAACAATCGAGGATTTCTCGCGTCCAGATTCGCTAATCCATGGTCTGGTGGCCACAGACATACTGACTAGAGGTTTTGACGTCCCTGATGTGATGATTGGAGTGTCTGCAAGGCCGTTTTCCAAGTCGTTTAGCAGTCACGTACAGCAAATGGGGCGGATTATGCGCCCCTACGATGGTAAGGAATATGGCCTTTGGCTTGACCATTCGGGGAACTACCTACGATTCCGCAAGGAGTGGGATACCTTGTTTGAAGAGGGCGTGACGGAGTTACACAACGGGACTGAGACTGCTAAAAAAGAGCCTCCAGATAAGGAGAAGAAGGAAGCCAAGTGTCCTGCTTGTGGTGCTTTGTGGGTTTGGTCGGGTCGGGAGTGTGGTGAGTGCGGCTACGAAAGACCAGTCAAACAGATCGTTAATGTGGCTGGCGAGTTAACAGAGTTAGAGACAACCAAGCGCGAGGTGCTGACAGAGAATCAGAAGTTCTACTCTGAGCTGATCTACTTTGCCCGTCTGCGTGGATACAAGGAAGGTTGGGCGGCACACAAGTACAAGGAAAAGTATGGTGCGTACCCAAGGGGGCTTCACACGAGGCCAGTTGCAACATCCACAAAGACAAGCGGTTGGATTCAATCTCGCAACATTGCGTGGGCTAAATCAAAGGCCAACAAATGAGGTTCGAAGACTTTGCTAAGTTACATGGCCTCCTGATCAAAGACTTAATCCTTGATCGGTGGGTCAGAGTTGGCACGGAAGACCATCCCCGAAAGCAGAATGGCGCGTACATCTTTGATGGTCATGAGGGTGCGTTGATTAACTTTGCTGTACATGATCGTCATATACGCTTCAAATCAGAAGAGCCGTTCATCCCAGACCCAAATGCCCAAGCCAAGAGGTTGGCTGCAGAGAAAGAGCGAGGGTTACGCCAAAAGCAAGCGGCAGGTAAGGCCACGTTCATCCTGAATAACTCTGTTAAAGAGCAACACCCTTACCTTATCCGTAAGGGGTTTGTGGACAGGGGATTGGTGTGGAATGGCCTTCTGATCTTGCCAATGCGAGTCGGGAATCATCTTGTGGGTTGCCAAATGATCCAAGAAGACGGCACAAAACGCTTCCTGTCAGGGCAGATAACCAAGGGCGCGAGCCTCGTGATTGATGCGAAAGGGCGCAATATCCTGTGTGAGGGGTTCGCAACTGGGATGTCGGTTCGCAGGGCGATGAAGTATTTGAAGGAGAGATACACAATCCATGTCTGTTTCTCAGCAGGGAACATGCTCGAGATCGCCAAAGGTGTGCGTGACCCGTTGGTGATTGCTGACAATGACCCGATGGGGGTAGCGACTGCCAAAAAAATAGCCTCGCGCTACTGGGTAGGGGAGGCCAATGAGGACTTCAACGATACTGAGCAGAGACTCGGAACGGCTGGCGTAGCCGAATCCCTGCGTGGTTTTGTTAACGGCTAGTGATTTCAGCGAAGTTTGGGATCAGTTGTTCAAATTGCTCAAGGACTCTGGCGCGTGTTCCTGTCAGGCCAAAGTCTCTTTTGATGATCGAATAGCAACTGCGTCCAGAGTGTCTCATCCCTTTTATCTCAAGTTGTAAGCCTTTGCGTAGGGTGAGCATCCGTGCTACTGCTATTTGGTCAGGTGTGTCTAAAACAATCATTTCATTCCTCGTTAATGGGTTCATCAATATCAGCTTGGGTGTAGTGGCCTAGCACTACTGGGTTGTACTTGGATAGTACGTATTCAACGCATTTGTAGCAGACTCGGGCAAGGGGAATCCCCTGCCCATCGTGCTCCCACCATGAATCTTCGCGTGTGTGTTGGCAGTTCATAATTTTCTCCACATTAACAATGTTAATGTCAGCCTCCAAAGTTAGTAGGTGAATGGTCAAACCCTGCTTTCTCAAAGTACTGGTCAATCTTTTCGCAGACAACTGGGAATTCATCCTCTGCTTCTTCATCACCTTCGTAAAACTGCTCCATCTTTTCGCAAGTGTCCACGCCATCGGTGTAGTAGCCAATGTAGCCCATGCCTTGTTCTACATAAGTAGCTTCCACTTTAAATCCCATCTCTTCAAGGGCGTAGTAAATGCCCATGGGTGGACTCCAAGCGGTGTCAAAAAAGATAGTGACCTGATTGCCGCTAACCTCGAATGAATCGTTTTCGGTTCTGGCATCCCATTTTGTTCCCCACTCAGCGATAGCAAAGTCGTACCAGTTCTTGTAGCCGTAGGTTTCTAGGTTGCGCTTTTCAGCCTCCAAAAGAGCCGTTTGCTCGGGAGTTCCTGCACCTAAAAATCCTGCGGTGATCTTCAGTGCTTCGGGAATGGGTTTAACTAGGTTAAAGATCGAGGCATCGTCGCCAGCTTCTTTTGCGCGTGAGAGTTCTTGGACAATCTCTGCGAGTTTCTTTTCGGAATCGGCAGTAGAAGCAACAAGTTTCAATGAGTTGGCACACCAATTTGGCATTATGTTTCTCCAGTTAAGTTAAAGGACGAATTGCGGAAAATCCCGCCCGAAACCCTGACTCGCAGGGCTTGAGGCGTTACTTTGTAAAGAATTCTTTTGCGTGATACCACATCCCTCGGGCATTAGCTAATCCTGAGTAAGTCTCTGTATTGTTTTTGTAGAATGTGTCGTCATCCTCGGCAAGCATGAAAGCTTTAACAGTATCGCGGTCAGCATCCGCTACGCTTTTGAGGTAGGCATTCATGAAAGCGATCTGTTCTTCGGTTAAATTACCATCTGACAGCTCGACTGACTCAATCTTCCAGTCACCCAAATCGCGTTGTTTGAAGTCTCCTCCATCCATCTCCTTGGCTTTTTGATATGCGTGGTCAGCATCGTTTGCATTCACTTCTGTGGTGCAAGTTGTTATGTATGTCGCGGTTACTGTGTATTTCATTTTGTAATCTCCTGAAAGCTTGGTGGTTTGAGGTCTTCATCAACAAAGGCGGGGTTGCCTGTTTGCTCTTTGTAAAACTTGGCTTCAGCGTTAGCTTCTTCAAGTGTGTCGAATGTGCCCAGTACTGTGTTGTTGTGATTGGTCACGATATATATTGAAGGCCATGAGAGGCCAATTAAATGCTTCATGTTAGTCGTCCGTGTCTGTGTTAAGTTCAACAAAGGGGTAATCTTTGTCATGAATGAATGAGTCGTCTACGCTCGCAATGCCACAGCGATTACCTGCGTCCCATACCAGTACATCCATGTGCGGGGGCAGGTCTTTTAGCTTGTCAATTAGTTCATATACTTTCATGTCAGCTCTCCTTATTCAATTACAACAACTTTGCGAACAGGGAATTCTTCGTCTTCGTCTTCTTCGATTTCGGCTGCATGTACAATTTTGTCGCCTTGGTGGTAGGTGGCGTACTGGACTGTGCCGTTGGACACACTGCGTATTTTGGGCGCGAGTTGTGTCCTCCAGTAGTCTCCTGATGTGTAGCTGAAGTGGACTTCGGTGTCCTCGTCATAGCACTCCAGTTCTGCGATTAGTTCTGATACTTTCATTCTGTGTCCTTTTCAATTAAGTCAATGTTGTCAATTTCCATGTCGCCATACTCGTCAATGTCTTCTGCGTATTCGGAATCGGGGTCGCTAGAAAATCCATTGATAACGCAGTTAAGGGCTTCTTCTTCGCTTTCGGCAAGCACCTTGGTGCGGTACAAGACTTCGCGCCTCCAGTAAACGATGTACTCGTTCATTGCGTGGTTTCCTTCTTGGGTTTGGTGGCTTTAAGAACGCCTTTTGCAAATTCAATGTCCAGTGATAAATGCTCGATCCATGATCCGTCATCGATGTAGCGGTCAGCAGACTGGGCGAGGTTTCTGAGCGCCCTCCTGAGATAGACGTTCTGCTCTCGCGCGGGTTGTTGGTTTTGGTCTTCGTGGCCTTGCTCGTAGATGCCTTCGAGAAAAAGCACCAAATCGTCAATACAGTCACCAATGGTTATGTCCGTCCCATCGTTGTCCTTCGGTTGGCTTTTGATCTGCTTGGACAGGGCGCGTTTGATGTCGTAGATGTCGCACAGGGCGGATGATGTGTCGTTGAGGTTGAGGTTCATTTCACTTTGCTCCATTTGTTGCGTGTTCTTCTGTACTTGGGTTGATCGAAATCCTTGCAGGACTCGTAGGCGTTGAGGTAGTCAGTCACTCCATGCCAGACTGTTTCTCCGATAGGGCTTTCGGCTAAAAGGAGCTGGCACGACTCGTCATCGAATTCGTAACCCAGCTCCTTCGCGCATTGTTTAATTTGCGCGTGGTTCATGCCGTCACCTGCTCAAAATAGACTGCATCAAACTGGCAACAGTCACCCATCAAACCAGTGGCTTCACATCGCGCGAATTCATCGCGGTTGTCGATGTCAATGCCCCAATGAGCGAAATGGTAGCCGTTGGGCGCATCAATCCGTGAGGACTGCTCGAGGTCATCAAACTGACGTTTCTCTTCATCAGTGAGGTGGTCAAAGTCGCCATTGGCAACATAAGCGGCAAATTGTGTGCCGAGGGTGTAAGAGATTATTTCGGTTTTCATCGTGTTGTCCTTGCTTCGTGGCGTCCTTGGTTAAAAAGGTGGATGTATGTAGCGCGTTGTTCTTCAGTGGTCAACTGGTTCAGCGCGGTGTCAAAGCAGAAGCGCAGGGCTTTCGCCCGTACGCTGTTGGCGCGTTCGTATTTGTATCCGAGGGTGATCAACTGAGCTTCAGTCATGACAGCACCATAATCCCGATAAACAGAATAGAGAAGCAAACAAACATAGCGAGCAGGAAGTCGTAACCTGCTTGGACTCGAGCTTGTCTGCGTTCTAGCAATAGCTTCTCGCGCATGGTGATCATGTGGCGGTAGTGTTTCATTGGTTTACTCCTGAGTTATGTGGCAAACAGTGTTGCCGTTGGAATCACGGGCGGAATCGGGAAGTACTTGGCAATCCCTGTAATAGTTGGCAAGGCGTTCTAACAGTTCTGGCAATTCGCGGTAGTTCTCCTCGAATGCGGCATTGTTTGTATCAATGGTTATGGTGATCACAGTGAGACTTCCTTTGTAGTTTGGTTAATGGTGTATCCCATAGACTTGATGATTCGCAGGGCATCTTGGGTCAGCGTCTTTGTCCCTGCAATTTGCGCGAATCTCTTACTGGTTTCGCAGATAGGGTAGAAGGCACAATTGCCGTATTGCCACTTGAGTTCAATAGTGATTGACATGGTGATCCTTACTTGTTGCGGTTAAGGTGTGCTAAGGCTTCAGCCTTGCTATCGAATTTCCCACCGATGGGCGTGTGATGCGCTCCACGGACGATGTACCATCCGTTTAGCAACTTGTTATAGACAATTTTCATTGGGACTCTCCTTAGTGGTTTACAGGGACTAACACATGAATAACGCATGAATCATATCATGAGTTGACTCCATGGCAATACTTTTCATGTTTTATTTTAAATTATTTTCAGGTGTTGTAATGACAAGACAAGCAGCGTATTTGGGAAGGTTGAGCCAAGGGGAGGGATGAAGGGCGGTTGCAATGATTCGCGGGGTCTGTTATGTTCAGGGTATTCTTATTTCGTACCCACGGAAACAACATGCCACAGAAGTTAACGCGCGCGCAGATAAAGCAAGGCCTGGATACCATTCCGATAGAGACTCTACTAATGTCAGGAGAAGGCAAGAGGCCTAAGTTGACCAGTAAGCAAAAGGCATTTGCTCATGCCGTAGCATTAGGAGAGACTAAGGCACAAGCATATAGGGTCAGCCATAAGGCCAAGCCAAGTAAGAGAACACTGAGCTCCGAACCATACAGACTTGCCCGTGACCCGAGAATTGCACGCGAGGTCGAGGCCTACCAACTGGCATTAGAGGCGGAGAAACATCGAACCCCTGCACAACTGAAGGCACTACTAGTTCAACAACTAGTGCAACACTGCCTAGATGATGAGTTCCCACCTGCCCAG